GGAGTTAGGGTATTTCACCGACCCGCGCAATGGCGATAAACTACAATTTCCGGGCGATCCGGCGGGTAGCGCAGCGAGCGTGATAAATTGCCGATGTACGGCGGCGCTCACAGCGAAGCGCGATGAGAACGGGAGGTTAATCCCTAAACGCAGGGTATCACGGGTAACGGTAATAATGCCATCACAGAATCAGAATAACAGGAGGGTCGTAACGATATGAAGTATAAAATAGTCAGAAGCGCATACGCAAAAGGATGGATGTTTTTATACAGCGTGTATAAGGGCGACGCCTATGTGTCTACCCATAAATGGGACGGCAGCCCTCAGGTTACACTAGAATTTCTGGCTATTTATCTGCAAAAGGAACACGACCGTCAGGTGGATTTATTCATTAACAAAACAAAATCGAGCCGAGCGCATACTATTGCTGATACACCCGAAAACAACAACTAATGAACCGATTTGAAATAAAAAACACCGAAAAAGGCATCGATACCGTAAAGGATGTTGATACTACGGGTCGCCGTGTGAAGGTTGCTATTTCCCGGATGGGAAACCTCGATCTCGACAACGACGTGATTGAAAAGAATGCCTATACGAAGACGATCAACGAGCGCGGACCGAAAGGGGTCGGGCTTATTTGGCATCTCACCGATCACAGCGCATCCCTGAAATCCGCTATTGCCCGATTCAGCGATTTGTACGTGGAGGGGGATTACCTCGTCGGGGTTACGGACATTCCGAAGACTACCTGGGGGAATGATATGCTGGAGTTTTATGAAACGAAGAATATCAACCAACACTCGGTAGGGTTCCGCACCATTAAATCCGAGCCGGTGAACGCTGGCAAGTCGGATGAATACCGGTTAATAAAAGAAATCATGCTTTACGAGGGTTCTGCTGTGCTTTGGGGTGCCAACCCTGATACGCCACACCTCGGCAAGTCTCTTACTAAGGAAGAAAAGCAAAAAGAATATTTTGATACTCTTACGGAAATCAATAATTTGCATAAGCTGTTTAAGACCGGACACCTTTCTGATGGGACTTTTGAACTGTTAGAAATTCAACTGGTACAGAAAACAGATCGACTCAAACAACTATTCGACGAAGCTACTCAACCCGACGGTAAGTCAGTGGAGCCAACTGAAGGCGAAGAATTGTTAGAAGTGTTTAAAACTTTTAATAACTCTTTAATTACCCACAATGACCCCGGAACAACTCCAGGAGCAGCTTAAAACGCTCAAAGACAATCTGGCGACTGAAACAGATGCCGCCACGAAGAAGATGATTGAAAAGCAAATCGCAGACCTCAAAGCAGGTATGCCGACTGCCGATCAGATGAAGACCCTGAACGAAGAAATAAAAACACTCAAAGAAGACGCGAAAAAGAACCAGGAAGCCATTGATAAAATGGTTGCTAAAGGACTGGAAACGCCTTTGACCGGTGCGCCCCAGACCCTGGGCAACATGGTAAGCAAGGAATTGACTGGTAAAAAAGACACCCTGAAATCCTTTAAAGGGTCGGGCGGTTTTACTATTGAAGTAGACCAAACCAAGGCAGTAGGAAACTTTGCTTCTGCAACGTCGCTGACAGGTACTTATTTTGTGCCTCCAACCAACGTACCAGGCGTTCCCGGTGACCGCCCTTATGAAAGGGTTCACATGCGGGACATTCTGCCGGTAGGACAAACCAACTCCAACGTAATACGCTACGTGCGCGATAACGGTGGAGAGGGCGCTCCTGCAATGGTAGCGGAAGGTGGAACAAAGCCACAGATGGACCGCGATTTAGCGATCATCGACGCACCTGTACGGAAGATCGCTGTTTACATGCGTCTTCCTGAGGAAATGATCGAAGATATTCCTTACCTCCAGTCTTTCCTTACCCAAATCGGTATGGAAGAAGTTATGCTGGTGGAAGATGCGCAAATTCTTTACGGTGATGGCACCGGATCGAACATTTCCGGTTTGTTCACCAATGCTACCGCGTTTGCCGCTGGCACTTCTGTTATCGGTGCATCAGCAAACCAGTATGATACACTCCGCGCAGCTCGCAAGCAAGCGAGGTTACTGCGCCGTTATCCTACGGTTGCACTGGTTAACCCAGGCGATTACTACGACATGACAAGCCGTAAAGATACCACGAACAACTACCTTTTCCTCGGTGGTGGTAACGGTATCAACATCGGACCAAGTGTCGAAGGCATGAGGGTGGTAGAGCATACAGCGATCACCGCTGGTGACTTCTTGGTTATTGACCCGATGGCTGCTGCGATCTTCGACCGCGCTGGCATGTCTATCAGGTTCTACGATCAGGATCAGGACAATGCAATCAAAAACTTAATTACGATCGTAATTGAGAAAAGGCTTGCCCTGGCAATCTATTACACAACCGGATTGATTAAAGGAACGTTTGCTACAGCAGCAACTGACCTGACTTCTTAATTCATAACGGGGCCTTAACCGGCCCCTTTTTAAACTTATAACCATGTACGTAAAATTCAAAGAAGACAGCGCAGATTTAACCTCTCCCGATAAGGTAAAGAGCAAAGATGAACTGCGCGAAAACCTCGGTAAAACTCTTGGACTTTCCTTCAAGAAAGATGAAGTTCGTTATGAAACTCGCGGTGCTGAACTCGTCAAGAACGGGGTAGCAACAGAGGTAGCGGATTACGATGCTTACCTGGAAGAAAACAAAGTCAACGCAAAGAAGATTGCCGTTACAGAAAAGAAAGCATCTGACGAAAAGAAAGCACCCGCCAAATAAGTGAGGTATTGCCGCCTATATAACAAAGTAAGTGAGCCAGTGGACTTGCTCTCCGATCAGGAGGAGCCTGTTTCACTGGCTTATTTTAAAAACTATGCTAAGATTAGCGACTTTTCTGACGCGGGCGACACCGACCCGTTAAACTTCAATAGCGATGACGAACTGATTGAGGACCTGATTACCGGAGCCAGGCAGATGCTTGAAAGCTGGACGGGCCTTAGTTTAGTGCCGCATCAATGGCAGGTTAAGGTTACGAATCTGATCGGGGATGTGGAATTGCCCTTCAGCAATGGCGTGGTAGAGTTCGACACGTTTACCGATAGCGACGCCACTGTTATCAGTGATTACGTGATTTACCAGGGGTCAACTGTTCTCATTACCTCCCCAATGTACCGGGATATGAACATCACTTACACAGTTACGCCGGTTTGCCCCGCAAGGCTGAAAACGGCTATTTGTGCAGAGGTGTTATATAGGTACGAAAACCGGGGAGATATTACAGACGAGGGGTATTTGTCAGAAAAAGCTATCGCCATTGCATCACCCTTTAAACGGGTAAGCACATGGCTGGCATAGGAAGCGCAAAGGTTATTAAGATCGTCCAGATGCAGGTTACCCACGACGCTCACGGTTTCAGTAAGCCGGGCGAAATATTACTCTGGGCAGGATGGGCGCAAGTGAGCAACGCATCGGGTTACAGGGATTACCAGAACGGGCAAGCATTGTTAGGACATACCAAAGAATTTAAAATCCGCCACCACCAGGCTATAACATCCGACGTTAACACACGGTTGATATATTCCGGGAAGCGGTACACGGTGACAAGCATTGAGGAAGACCGGGAGAAGCAATTCTACTGGATTATCCGGGGAACGGCAGAAACAAAAAACTAATGGCAAAGGGTTTTTCGCTTAGTGTGTCAGGACTAGATAAGTTACGGGATAAGTTAGGGAAGCTACCCGATACCGTAAGGAGACAAGTCACGGCGGTAATGGAGAACACAGCAAAGGAGTTTGTTTCACGGGCAAAGAAAGATGCACCGGCAGACACGGGATCACTACGTAACCAGATAACATACGAGCGGATAGGCGATGAGGGGTTTCAGATAGTGAGCAGTTCTTTTCAAGCGGGGTACGTGGAGTTTGGCACGAAGTCAAAGTTTCAACCCATACCGGGATTTGAAGCGGAGGCGGCCAGTATTCAGGGCGCTACAGGCGGAACTAAAGAGCAGATGCGCACCAATATCCAACAGTGGGTACGGCGCAAAGGCATCCGGTTTTCCGGCAAGACGGCAGAACAGACAGCGGAGATAATTATTTGGAGCATCTTAACCAAGGGTATCGCCCCGCATCCTTATTTTTTTAAGCAGGTAGAGCCAGCTCAAAGGCAACTACAAATAGATTTAAACGCACTAGTGATTGACTAATGAGAAACGAAGTACTACCACTGTTAAAAGCCTATGCGGATTGTCTGGCACCGATGCCGATTCCGGTTTACCAGGTTTCGGTGGATAGCGGAGAGCTAGGGGATCACATCGTTATAAGGGTAGAGACAGAAAACGACCTTAGCAATAAGCAAACATTCGTGACCAATCCCATTATAATTGTCGATATTGTGACAAAACACGTAGGGGCAATTGACGCGAGTGTAGTAGAGGGGTACGATGATTTATTGAGGGGGCTGATTTGGCCCACGCGCAGGACAACAGGACTGGAGCCGTGGGAAGGGACGCAGATAGCGCAGGTGAGGTTTGACGGGGCTAATTACCTCGATGGATTTGACGGAACAAGGTATGAACACCGGAAAATAACAAGATTGTATAATCGATTAAATCAACAATAATGGCAACATCAATTCAAGGATTAGACATGGTTTTCGAGGTTCGCACACCAGCGGACGCATCAACCGATCCAGATACAGCGGCAGGACCATGGCTGGAACTCGTTTGCGCACTCGACGACCAATCGGAGCTTGACAATGAAGTATCGGTAACTGACACTAAATGCGGACCGTTCTCCGGAGTAAAAAAACCCACAGGCTCGTACAGCGGTAATGCGGTGGCAAGTAAGTCCCTTTCAGGCACGCAGGCTTCGGCTCGTATGGTGCAGGGATGGCAGGATGAAACTACTTTGCTTGACTTCCGGTATTACAACAAAGACACCGGCGCAGATAGCGTAAACGGTGATGTAATATCACAACAGGGCCAGGGGTATTTCACTAATTCAGTAGTTACCGGCACAAACGGCGAAGTAGTCCAATTTAGCTGGTCATTCAGCCCGAACGGAGCGATCATCATTAACGAAGCAATCGTTTAACATGGACAGAAAAATAACTATCCACGTTGCGGGGCAGGACGTGGTATGCGATTTCAGTACCAATTGGTTTTATAAGCATTACAACGACCTTACCGGCAAAGATATTCTGGTGGATGGGTTGCAGGGTGTTGGCACCAGCAAAACCTTTGAAGTTTGCGCGGATATTTTCTACTCTGGTCATAAAGCTTATTGCAGTGTCAACAAGACACCGGAACAGGTAAGCCATGCCGATGTAATTGATACCGTGATGGG